GTAAAGCGCTAAAGGACCCACGTCCCAGCTTTATGAGCGTGGCGCACTCCTCCCATACGGATTTATCTCGGGAGACAGGCTATGGGGTTCGCACCCCCATAGTTTAGCCCTGACCGCTAACAAACACCGCACACATAAATCAAACCGGAGAGGAAAACCGGTGAAACAACCTCATTCTCGCCGTTCTAACAGGAATGGAAATACCGCACCAGTAGCCCGTGCAAACCCGCTACGTATGACCACGTCGAATTCGATCATTCTGAAAGGATGCGACCGAATTGTGACTGTGGTAGACGCTTCGACTCTTTCAGCTGGCGACCCGCTCGTTAAGCTGATGATTACTCCCGATATTGCTTACCGTCTAGGAGCGACTGCAAAGACGTTCCAACGGATCAAGTACAAGACCATGAGATTCAGAGTCAACGCTCAATGTGCCACTACGACTGCCGGAGGTTACGTTGCCGGATTTGTGAAGGACGCTGGAGACGAACTGCCTACTGGAGACAGAGCAGTGCCGTATCTCATGTCCAACACAGGTTCATTTACCCAACCCTGGTGGAAATCGACGGTCCACAACGTTAAGTTACCACAGAAGATGTTCTACACGGAGAAACCTGCCGTAGGCAGTGACGCTGTACGTGAATATTCCCCTGGAACCTTCTATGTTGTTGTGGACAGCAAACCTAGTCAAGTTTGTCCCGTTACAGTTGATCTGGAATGGGCAGTCGAGCTCCATGACGCAACCTACCGTGAAGTAGAAGCAGTCACCACCATTTCCGGAATCTCAGCTGATTACTCTCTGAACGTTTTCGGAATTCCTGCCACGTCCGTGCTCGCAGGCCGTATTCTTATTACACCAAAGGGTAGTAACCCTCGTCCTTTGACCATAGAACGATTCAGAACATTCTTCGGCTTTGCGCCTGATTTGATGTTCTGTGTCCGACTACCAAGACCTGAGGATGTTGTCCTCACAGGGGACAATGTCTACCAAGGAGTCAAAGCAACACACTTTATGGCCTACACAGCAGACGGACTCCTCGACTTCCATCTCGCAGCTTTCAATGACGTCACCCAATCAATCATCCCTGTAAGACCCTCAGACTGGAGGGTGTATTCGGTTGATGGATCTAGTTCCACGCCATTCACCTCGGCCATCTATGAGAACACCACTTGGAGTTCTGACGACAAGTTCGTCCCAGTTACCATTTCGGATGTGCCAATTCCAGGAGCCGTGTTCCGGTTCTTGTACCCATCTGTAGGTTATTCCCTGCCATCGTCAAACTAGGATGGGGCAACGTCGTGCAGCTGACGGAGCCCAATCTTTTGTTTCGCACATGGTTTGAGAACCAACAGCTGGTCCTAGGACTTCCATCCGAGGATTATGCTACTTGGTTTGCCAGGGCCATGATTGCCTCACTGCAAGCTGCTGAGATCCACCTCGGCCGACCAACCGCTAGTTATGAGCAGTGGTTTAACGAAACGATTGGAACCACTTTGACCAAACTGGCCGATAACTCGGACAGAATGATCGAACTGGTTGAGAAGCTCTCTTCATGTGTGGTCGACGAACAGTTGGCCATCACTACAAGGGAGACTCTCAAAGTCGAAGTGGAGAATAAAGTGCCTGTAACAGTCGAAAACACACCGCGTGTCCACGTAGACAACGAAGTCGATGTAACAGTCAAGAACGAAGCTTTAAGAGTACGGAATTACATGCTGAAACTTGAGGAGATCGAGTTTCCAGAACCGCTGTTCGTACTCGGAGCCGAGAAGGATATTGAAGGACACCCAAAGAAATTTGAGTGCGAGGTCATCAACGAACCAACTGTTAAACTAGCAGGAGGCACCTCAATAGACACCAACGTTGTTAACACTGTCGATTGTAACATCGTCAACGAGCCGATCGTCAGATTGGCTGACGATTCCCACGTTGACGCGGTCGTGACCGGCACTGTTAACTGTAACGTTCTCAATGAACCGACGGTCCATTTGGCCGCCAACTCGCGTGTTGATGCTTTCGTCGGCAACACAGTTTTCACTTCTGTGGTGGCTCTACCTGAGGTTCATGTGGGGTCCCTACCAGGTGTTGACGTGATAGCATTACCACCGGTGTCTCTTTCTGCTAATCCGCTCCCCGTCACCGTTACAGGAGGTACGCTAACAATAGACCAACCAGTGTCTGTAATCGCTGAGGTCCCATTGGAGGTGTACATGAGTAATGAGGTCGCCGTAAAGGTGATTGAGGTTGAGGGGACAGTCGATGTCGCAGTCAAGAATAGGTTCAGCGACCCTATTCCAGTCTGTCAGCTCACACGTACTCTAGTTCCAGCACCCCCAGCCACGAATAATTATTCTGGGCAGGGAGTGTTCCGTGAGCTCTCCCAGTCGCATCCGTTGCCGATGTATCAGGTAGGTCCTGACAACGGCATTTCCCACACTATGGGTCCGCAGAACACTACGTTCGTGCGCGACGTTTCGGAAGACGGATATGTCTGGTCAGACTGCCAGAATAGCAGGCTACCCGATGTCTATAAGCATGAGTTTGAAGGCGAAGACCGCAGGAGAACTGTCCTCGCGGTAGTCGCCGAGGCTCATTCTTAGGTAGCATGTTGTTCGACTAGTTGATACTCCTTCTGGTCAGTTATCGTCCTACACGTGGGTAGGACGCACCATCTAGGTGGTGATCCCGGTTGGCAACCAAAATGGATAACGGGTATTCAAACACAAGAATTAAACAAGGTGTCGGCCAGTCCTGGTCGTAATGTAGTAGGTCCGCCAAACCTGCCACACTGGACACGCCTGCTAGCTTGCTAGCGAACCCGGTGACTCCGAGGTATTACTGGTAGCCTCTGTTCGGCATTAAATGTCAGCGTTGTGGGGATTCAACGACAAATGGTGGGTTTCGTCAACCCTCCAGGCCAATCCCTCTTGGGCCGC